AAAGTATTTTACAGGTTTAAACGTATGAATCAAGGCATAAAGGGGATAGTCTGGGACCCCTTTAGTTTATACAAAAAAACAATTATTTAATTAAATTCAAAATTAGGATGGACCCTGGTACCTCTATGAGTTACCAGGGTGCCAGAAAGGTTGGTTCTAGTCTAGTAGAACCATATATGCTTTCGCGTTATGTTTACGAAACCAATTCAAGTGTTCACGCATTATATCCCAATGCTTGGACGCACCGTGTCCGACTTTCTTATCGTCCAAGGTTGCCATTACTTCAGCTAAGAAAATACAATCGTGTCTTCTTGCTTCTTCTTTAGTAAGCATAATAGACTCACCATTGAATCTATTCTTACGTTCTTCTGTTCTGTTGTCTGTGTTTGTTTGTGTCATATATTCCTTTCGTTATAGGATAATCCTATTCTATTAACTGTCCATTGTCAACCCTACGAATTTCATATTCTGGACCCCACCTAGACTCATCGTTCTTGACCTTGGCATAACCTTGGCTCTCGCGTCTATGTCTGATAAACTCTATCGGTCGACCTTGTTCAATGTTTTCCATGTTAAGACCTAACCAATCAAACTTGCATGCTTGACTACAAAAATATTTATCTGAGCCCGAACACCAATTTTGACTATCCCTATCAAAGTATGCATATCTTCCACGAATTACTCCACGAGATTTTAAAAATCTATCTTGTGTAACATATGTATGGCAATTAGGTCCTTGGCAAAAATGTTTGTTAGGCATTTTACAACCTCACTTTCCAACTGCCTTTTGCAGTTCTATAACCTTGTGCGTCATCATCAAAATATGTCATCAGCTTTGCACCTACTTTGCTTGTCCAATATTTTGACTTGTCTGTCCATGTTCCATTTCTTGTGATGTGTTTTTTATCCTTGTTAGAATAGTATGTGATTTTAAATTTAGTGTTTTCTTGCATTTCTTCCTTTCTGTTATGTATGGGAGTATATATTATACTCCCATATAGTCAATACTTAATTTAAACTTTCTTCATATTTTTTTCTAGCCAATATTTTAGCCTCTCTTGATTGATGTTTATTTTTTAACCCTTTAATCATACTTGCAAGGTTGCTCGGATTATAGATAGTTAAGCCTGTTGAGTTAGTTCGGATTAATTCTGCCTCATCAACTTGAATACCTAGTTCAGTTGCAAGTTCAATACCCTCGCTTAGATATCTGTATGCTTTCAATCCAATTTTTAATTGGTCGCATTGTTTGGTAATACTATCAATCCATGTTTTATGTTTAGATACTAGATTACCTTTTGCAACTCGCCATTGTTCAAACATAGTGTACTCATCTTTAGTACATGCGATTGCTCTTGAACGACAGTAGCTAGTTCCAATGACATCAAGATAGTATTGGTCATTAAAAGTTTTAGTCATGCCTGTATCATTATTACTACTAGAATAACTACTACCATTATATCCAAGTGCTTTCATACATGCGTCCACATGTTTTGTTTTATGTGGGTTGTCCTTGTTTTCTGATTGTTGTGCAAAGATATCTGGGTTGCAATCCATTGCTTTTAAATCTTCTCTAAAATATGCAACTGCAAATTCCTTACCCTCGTCGCCACTATACTCACTACCATTTAGATTACCAAACAAACCAAAATCAAAATGTGATTTAGTTTCTTTTGCGTCGCCCTCGTCGTCTAAATCTTCATTGTGTGCAAAGTAAAAACATTTATCTTTTGCAACAACATCACAAGGATTTCCATATTTCTTTTTGAAAGTTCGGAGTATTGCAACATCTTCTGTTGGATATGCTCTCTCTACAACTTGTTTTGCAAGTGAACTTGCAAAGCCATAATGTTGATCAACATTTTCTCTAGCTTGAAGAAATGCCTCTCGTTCTTGAGTGTCCTCGTTCTCAAAGACATTTTTTATTTTGTTATAGAGTTTGTTTCTTAACTCGGTGTTCATTCTTATTTTTGTCATTTTGACCTTTCTGTTAATTATTTTTATTTTTTTAATTTATACTATTGACAAATAATGTCAATAGGATTATATAGGAGTTAGTTAATTAATTGGGAGTACCCCACGTCACACCGCTACTAGTTAGCCGTCTTCGTTGGGGTGCTGATCCCTGATCCAAGTTTAAAAGCACTCAGTGTTGGTGACAATACAAGAGGGACTTGGATCTGGGATCAGTCATTGTTGACTGTGAGAATAAACACTATAACAAGGGTGTTACGCCGGGTTAACTGTATGTCATGCAATTGGAGGCGTCATGACCACCCTCGTAGCATAGTGACTGATCATTATTTGCTGGACCAATTCTCTTTGTGAGCAAGCTTTAGCCTATCACAAATGACCAGTTGGTCCTGCTAATGATGACCTAGAGAAGGCGTCCAAATCTGCCCCTGGCATTTCCCTGTACGTAAGCAGTGACCGCAAGGTAGCAACGAAGTACTAGGACCAGAGGCGCCAGAGTTCCCTGATCAGGATGGCGTTGCTGGTATATGATTTAGGTCGCAAGCTTCAAGCTTCAAGCTTCAAGCCGCAAGCTTGACAAAGTAAAAGATCTATAGTATAGGATAGTAAAGGAGAAATATATGAAAGTAACAGAAGCAAGAAAGATAACAGACTCATTAACAAGAACGTCAAAGATGCCAGGCCTATCTTACAGCCTGCCAGCATGGGCCTGCCAGACTGGCTCGAAGCTCAGGAAGGTTAAGACCTCACCCTGCTATGGATGCTATGCACTAAAAAATAATTACACACGTTACCCAGCAATCAAGGAGGCCCAGTATCGAAGGCTGGACGCTATCAATCACCCGCAATGGGTTGAAGCGATGGCTGCACAAATCAAGCGCCAAAAATGGTTTAGATGGCATGACGCCGGAGACGTACAGTCTCACCAGCATATGGCAAAAATTATTGAAGTGTGTAAGCTCACACCTGACACGAAGCACTGGCTGCCAACACAAGAGCGGCAATACCTGCCAGCCCCTGAAGAGGTTCCTGAAAATTTAATTATAAGATTAAGCGCTGCACGTGTAGACGGTACTGCTGGCAACGCCTGGTCCCACTCTTCAACGGTGGTGACTGATGGAAGCCCCAGCTGCCCGGCGCCAACTCAGGGCGGCCAGTGTTTAGACTGTCGAGCATGCTGGAATAAAGATATAAAAAATGTTAGTTATGGTAAACACTAAAATGACATTTGTTTTCAAACATCCAAAATTTTACAGAATCCCCAGGGATAAATCGGATCAGGCCATTAGCTGGAGAACCCACGACGGTGGGGTACAGCGTGCGCCTGGTCCGGGCCACAAGCCTCAAGCTCCAAGCTGCAAGCCACAAGCTAAACCAGAACCTAGTTCAGGTTCTCAAGATGCAAGGCGCAAGCCTCAAGCCCCAAGCAGCAGGGTTCAAGCTTCAAGCCACAAGCATCAAGCTTCATAATATCCTTCCCCTCATAAAGTTTTACAAGGTTAAGGGAGAGGGCCTTAACTAGGATAAAAGTATTGTTTGGATGTTTCACGTGAAACGCATATTGATGTGGTGAGAAGCGTATCTTGTTTGTTTTTGTTACTTTCAGTTCCAATGTAAAAAAGTGCCCAAAATTATTATACCCCAATAGATCGGGAGTACCAAAAGAGCCGCTATTTTCAATCCTTGTCCACGATATTTTAGGTGTAGATTTTTTAAGTTCATGCCATAATTTCCGTTCAGGTTTGACTGACATTTTTAATACTACAGCTTTTTAATAACTTTACCCATTTTCCAGGTTTCAGGAGTAATTGTGAATACCAATCGATGAGATTCTCTTACTCCTAATAATTTATTTTGCAAGAGTTTTACACCATCAATGTCATAAAATTCTCCATTAGGTAACAAGACTTGTACTCTAGCCTCTTGAGCAGCGGGTGATGTGTTAAATTTATCTACAATTTGCTTTAATAACTTTCCAGTAAACATGACTTGCTTTATAGTCTATGTTGTATTAAATATCAAGTATGAACAAAAAGGAAAAATGGGATGGAAGATCAAGACCTACAAACGACAAATACAAAGAAGAATGGAACAGGATATTCAATGGGAGTACCAAAGAAACTAACAGAGAGACAGATGAAGTTTGCTCACGAAGTAGTGACAAACGAAGGTCGAAAGACAGCAACTGAATGTGCTAGAGATGCAGGTTTTGAACCAGAGCATGCTAGACAATATGCAAGTAAACTTCAAAATCCAAAATTATATCCACTAGTAGTAAAATACATTGGAGAGTTAAGAGAAGAATGGCAAAAGAAATATGAAG